TGTTGAAAATGCAGGATATACATAAAATTTTGAACCAGTTGTACCAAAAGTTGTTTGACCTAATCCCAATGTAATTGAACTTCCATCATCAGTAATTGCACTATTTCCTATTGTACTTGTACCTGTGAATTTAGGTAGGTAGTTGGTAGTACCTGTTCCTGTTACAGGATTAGTTAAAGCACTTTGCTTATTGTTAAATGTTGTCCAATCCGCACTTGATAATGCCCCTCTATTAGAAGCACTCGCAGTTGGTACATTTAAAGTAATTACAGGAGTTGTTGTACTATTTGCAACACTTGAACTTAAATCAGTACCGCTTGTTCCTATTGTTAAAGCAGCTACACTTGTAACTGTACCGCCTGTTAAATCACTTGTTAAAGCTATTGTACCTGTCGCATTAGGAAAAGTAAAAGTATATCCTGTTGCAGATGGTAAAGTAAAATTATTACTTACACCCCCACCACTTGTGAACTTAACCCCATTGGTTAATCCACCTAAATTCATATATCCTGCTTATGAACTACTTGAACCATTTTGTAAGAATATGCCTCCGTTGTTTTTAGTAGCATCCGAGAAAGTTTTTGTACCGCCTATTGTTTGAGCAGTAGTTAAATCTACATAGTTTGCTAAATCACTTGTTAGTGATATAGTGCCACTTGCATTAGGAAAATTATAAGTATTACTTGCAGCAGAAAATTGTAAGTTATTATTATAAACAGTTGAAACAGGTTTAGTTAAAATTGTTATACCTGAACCATTACTTCCCAATCCAACATATCCTAATGCAGGAGTAGGGTAGTATCCTGTTTGCAAAGTTAAACCTACATTAAAGTTTTTAACCCCTGTTATAGTTTCCGTTCCTGCTAAATGCACTACTAAACTATCATTGGCAGGAGTATAACCTAAAGCAGTCGCTATTGATTTATTCTCCCATAATGAAGTTGAAGTATTGTAAAATAAACCTTGATTGTTTAATGGAGTTTGTGCTGACACATTATGTAACTCATCCATTTCAAAGCCATTCTGTATCCCTACCTCTACCACTCCTTGAGTTGGATGCGACCTTGTAACAATAGCCACATACACTAAATGTGCAGGAGCATATTGTTTAACCGATGTCCACGCACCTGCCGTTGTAGAACTTAAATAAAGTTGTGTACCATTAGCATACGCTTGAGTATCTAAATCACCTAAAGAACCAATAACCACCACATAGCCATTATTCATATTAGTAATGTCCGTTTGAACAATACCATATGTTTGAGCAGATGTAGCATCACCTGTTGCAATAGCCTTTGTTATTGTTGGTAAGTTTCCGTGTCCACCATTGATATAAACAACTGTTCCCTTTGTTAAGGTAGCACCTGTTTCGTTATAAACTTCCGTAATTAATCTTTGAGCCTCTGCTGAAATCGTAGGGAATGTAACCAAGTTACCTGCTCCGTTTATGTATTGTCCTGAAGTACCTGCAAACGCAAAAGCTAAAGTTCCAGCCGTTGTAATTGGTGAGCCTGTGATTCCAATCGCACTTCCTGTTATAGATGCACCAACACTCGTAACTGTTCCATTTTGTCCGTTTGATTTTTGCCAAGTTCCACTTCCGTATAACACCCAATCACCCACCGCAAAGGTTACAGGACCAGCACCAAAATTCACAGTTCCTGCTACATTACAAATATACATATCACCAGCATCACCTGTTCCGTTTACTAATGTCGGAGTATTCGTTGCAGCATTCCAAGTACCCAAATAAGTTACCACCGAAGATGGCAATTGAGATACAGGAACTTTTCCACCACTATCTAAAGTAGCCACACCATTAGCAGCGCCTAAAGGAACACTAGAAAGAACACCGCTTGTTCCTGTTATTACACCTTCTAATGCCCTAACTTTCGCACCTCCAGTAATTTGTATCTGTTGACTCATTCTATATCTAATTAATTATTTGAAAATTACACGAACAAACTCATCCACCTCCAATGGTCTTGCCGTTGCAAAGGTAAGAACTCCTGTGGCAGTATTAAAGGTCACATTTTCCCCTGTAGGAGCACCACTTGAGGATATTGTTCTAACCTCTACACCACCTCTTGTGACTGACATACAAGTATATCCAATCATATCAGACCAAGTGATTGAAGTTTCACCACCTGCTGCGGTATATTGCTTCATTGTTACATTTGATCCTACAATAACCACACCACCAGGAGTAACTTGAGTTCCACTAATACTATAAGCACCTGTGCCTTGTAGTTTAACAGAATATGTGGACGCACCCTCTACTGGGCCACTCATATCTAAAGAAACGATATTACATACTCCAGTAAATACCGAATAACCTAAAGCACCACTTCCATCTCCGTTGTCGTTATTTATCTGAAACTTGACAGTTATTTGCTCCTTGCTTTGTAGTTTGGTTAGTAAGTATAAATAAGACCTATCGTTTAATGCGATAAACCCATCACCACTAATATCCCAATTAATTTGAGATCCTATATATTCTTTATAAGAGCCTGTCGCAAGTGTAGTTATTTCAACTTGATCTACAGATGTAGAAAAGCTGCAATTAGTTGCAGCAGCAAATGGCACTCCTAAGCTTGTTGTAGTGTCGTATTGATATAAGATAATATTAGTTCCGTTTATAACAGATGCCATTGTATAATTATTTTAATTTTAATATTAGGGGGTTTTGCACAAAAGGATAATCACTTCCGTTAAAATTAATCTTATTTAATTTAGATGTCTGAACCGCACCCTTTACATCCCATCTAAAGTATTTTAAAAGGTAGTTGTATATATTACTACCTGTTCCTGTAAAGTCGTATTGGAACTTTTGATTAATCCAATACCCTTTGGTTTTAAAATCACCATCTAAAACATATTGTGTTTGTAATTCATCTATGCCTATATCTTGATAAGCTAATTCAAATAAAGGAACACTTCCTGGTGCACCTCTACCAAAGCTACTAGGCACTATTGCCAATCCTTGAATATTTGTTATAGTTCCAATATAATAAGAGGTAGCTGCTGCTCCAGCATTATTATATGTTGAATTATTTGGTACTGATTGAACCAAAACATTTTGCATAAAATATGGGCCATAAGTAAATTCTTCTTCTCCGCTATTATAAGCAGTACTTTCAACTATCTGCGTTTGCATAGCATCATAATTAAATACCTGTGTAGCCGAACCAAAAAGATTGACTATAAAACTACTTGTAAGGAAAGTAGGTAATGTTCCTGTTCCATCCCAATAAGGCTCATATATGTATATCTTTAATATTCCATCATATGGAACAACTATTGTATTTTTCCATGTAGGAGAAACACTACTAAAAAAAGATAGTAATGTTGGTGTGGCACTCCATACCGCACTTTCATTTAAAAATTGAGTTGGTATTGTTATGTCTGTGGGAGATAGTTCAATTCTATATCTAGGCCTACCATTAGCATAATTGGCATCATCCCATGCTATATTTAAATAGTCACCTGATTTTATTGCAATAGGATCACTAAATATAAAGTTTGTTAAAGATGCCTCGCTTATTGCATAAGATGTAAATTCTAAACCCCCATTAGTATTATATTTATTAATAGTAGGAGTTCCAGCCACAGTAAAAGCATCTGGAGCACTAAATGTCCAAGATTGGAAAAACCCATTTAGCATACCTGCTACATTGTTAATAGGGCTAATAAGCTTTAATGAATTTTTACCTCTATTTAATGTAACTGACAATGATTGCCCAACTTGTTTAAAGTCGTTAGTAGCATCTACTGTTATTGTTGATGGGAAAGAGCCAGTTACAGTTGTACCAGATGTAGATATATATGTATATGTATAATATTTATATGTAGATTGTCTTGTTACCGAGCCATAGCTTTGTATCATCCAATGGTTATCTTGTTGATATATCTCCCAGCCATATATTCTACAAAACATTTCCAATATCTCATAAAAAGTATAATATTCACCTGGTTGTTTAGCAAAAAAGTTCTTTTTAACTGATATAAAATCAATGTTAGGAGCAGAAACAGAGCTTGTTTCATAATACTGATTAACCCATATATCTAGTGTTAAATCAGTTTTTCTTAAACACTCACTAATATATTCTATAATAGTATTGCTACTTGTTGCTAAAAAGCCTAATAGATTATCTACATTAAAATAATATTTGCTATTTTTTAACCTAGATAAACCATCTATAAAAACAAGAGATATTTCTTTTATTCCTGTAACATTAAAGTTGACATTTTCAACAGGCGAATAAACACCTGTCCAAATAGTTGAACTAGATGTAAAAGTACCTGAATAAGAACCTATTTCTAATGTTAGTCTAAAATCATCCTCATATGGGCTAAAGAAATCTAAAACATTAAAGTTTTCATCTATAATAGCATTTACTGTTGCTCTAGTTGCTATTATCGGAGTATATGAATTACCCTCATTGTCTATGGTTTCTAGAACAATAGGCGTTACACCACATTTTAAAGCGTATGTAGCACCTGTGTAGTCCTTCTTTAATATTCTTAACCTATATGCAGATAACGCTTGTGACGGATCTTGCACATAAATATTATTGAATACCATTTCGTATTTTACTCCGTATGCCATCTAGAATGTTGTATTATTGTTTCTTTGAGCCTTATTCATCAAAATTAATAAATCATTACCGCTTATCCTAGCCTCTAATGATCCACCACCACCTGCTCCAATCATGTCTTTAAGTTTATCTAATGGAGCAACTACTTCTGGGTTGCTTTGTGCACCAGGATATTCCCCTACAAGCCTATATGATGGGCCACCAAATATACCGCCTTTGGCAGTTGGCTTAGCAAATAAATCTTTACCAAGTCCCATGCCTTGGCCAACTAACATACCAAATGTTTTTGGTATAGATGATACATCAACAAATCCAAAAGAAGCCAATAGCGCTACAACAACTGCTGCTGCAATAGCTACTTTAATTAATTTTTTAATTATATCTTGAAATGCCGTTGATAAAACCTCTCCTATGCTTGCACCTTTATCTATCAGCATATCTAATGCAGGGCCTAAAGCACTCATCATTCCGACTCCTATTTTCATTAGATATTCCTCTGATTCTTTTGCAGCTTTTTTAATAGCATCAAATTTATCTTTTATGCCTTTATAAAATAATTCTGCAAAATACACATGAGCCTTAAATTCTGATGTTACTTTTTCAGCATCGGGTGCAACTGGTTCTTCTATTGGTGTTATTTCTTGTTCGGCTTGAAATGCTTTAGCAGTTACAGACCTTAATAATAATTCACCTCTTAATTGAACTAGTTCTTGTAATTTTTTAATAGCATCATCTGTTGTTTGTCCAGATAAATCATCTATTGCTGATGATAATGCCTTTATTTGTCCTTCTAAATAATCGAGTTCTCCTATTTGGCGGAACTCATAAAACATTATATTAAGTTTCCTCTGCTGTAACTCTAATGATTTAATTGTTTTCTCAAAGTCAGTTAATTCTGCTGCTGCCTTTTTAGGCTCTGTTTTAAATAAAGAAAATAAATCTACTGTTTCTTTTTTTGTTTCAGCAAAAGCGTATTTAAACTTTTTTGCAAACATATCAGCGGTTGTTGCCGTTGATTCTTCAATTGTTTTACCTAAATCTTTATTAAATATCTTAACAAATGCCCCTATGCCATTGCCTAGCATTTTTAAAGCATAGGACATAAATTGAATAATAATGTTCCATGCGTGCTTAAATATATCAACTAAGGCTTGCCCTAATCCAGTCCAATCTAATTTTATCACACTAACTAAAACCTTGAATAACCCAGCAACAATCCCAGCAGCTTCTTTTAATATGCTGACTAGATTCTCCCACATATACTTGAACTGATTGACTAAATTAGAGCCAAACATTTCCCATAAATATTGTATTGCTTTTACTATCTCATCAAATGCAGGTTTAAGTGCATTATATAAATCAGATGCTACACCATTTACAAATGATTTAAATCCTTCATAAACCTTTTTAGTGCTTTCCGACATCTTATCTCCTTGTAAAACAAAGTATGTCATCGCTGCCGTAACGGCTGAAATTGCTAAATAAAGTACACCAAATCCTTGTGCTAATGCTGGAATGTTGTTCTGAATACCTCTAAATCCATAAGGTAAATCTTGCAGGATTAATGATATGCTCATTATCCCTTTATTAAACTTTTTAGAAGAGTTTTCAAACTGATTCATGGCAGCAGTCGATTGCTTTATATCACCTTCTAAAATTTGAAAGCCTTTACCTAGTCTGCCAAGTTCTTTATTAATAATATCAGATACTATCTTAAATTCTTCAGCATTGGCTTGTATCTTAATTTTTATTGATTCTTCTACTGCCATTATTTTATCTATTTAACAATTTTATACTTTTCTAAAACCGCTTTTAATTCTTCTTCTGTCATTACTCTTTGCTTTACAAAGTTACGAGTATCGCAGTCTAATTCAATAAGCTCTTGTGGTTTAACTTTCTTACCTTTTGGCAACTGCACATTAATTAGTAGTGTTGTCTGCCATCTAGTTCTAATCCATTTTTGCTCTTCCTCGTGCCTATATCCGTACCAAACAAAATCTAATTCACCCATGGTCATCTCCCAAAACAAATGGGGAAGCACTTTGCACTCCCCCATTGTATATCTTTCTATGTCAATCCACTCTAATTTTTTTTTACTTCATCCTTTTTAGATTTCTTACTAGGGCCATTATCAATTCCACTATTCATACTATCAGATAAGGTTTTAAACACATTCTGTAGTTTAGTGCTTGTTACACCGCCCATATCATCTATCCAATCGCATACTTCAATCTCTGTGAAAGTCGGAGTAATGCCTTGTGAATATAATGGATATTCAGCAGCTGATTTTAACAAGTTAACAATAGCTCCTATGGTATCAGTACCCGATAAAGCTTCTCCTATTTCCGCTGGCCCTATACCTTGTAATTGACAGAATCTTTTAAGACTCCAAGTACAAAAACGCATCGGTATCTTCTTTCCATCGGAAAGAGTTAATTCAAATTGTCCTCTCATATATTTGGTTTTTTTGGTTTGTTTTTACTATGCGTTGGTAGCGATAGTTAATGGCCCTGTTCCTTTGAAAGAAACTGAGTAAGTAACTGGATTCTCCATGTCAGCAGTCATATCTACACTCTCGATAAATGCTGAACCTGAATAAATCACATCACCTGTAACTGGAGTTACACCACCAACTGTTGAGTTATCTACTGTAGTAAACTTAACTTGAACTGCAGTTCTAGCGATTGCTAAAGCGTTTAATTCAGCAGTAGTTACATAAGTAGCAACTGTTCCTGGAACTACTGTAGCTAAGCCATCAGTTGTTAAAGACCAAGACCTTTGTCCACCAATCTCATCAGCCCATCCTAAGCTTTGCTTTGTAGATGCGTCTGGAGCATCGATAGCCAAACTTAAAGAACAAGATGTTGCGAATCCTATTACTTCAGTTCCAATTAGAACTACTAATGAAGTTCCGTTAAATACACTTGTTGTTGCCATTTTATTTTATTTTTCTTTTATGTTAATTGATTCACGAAATGATCCACTACTATTACCCTTTTAAATACATATGCCTCATCTACATAGTCAAAGGTAGCTTCATTTGAGCTAAACCTTCTAGTCACTATTTTAAAGTCAGGCCCAGCATTAGGATAGCTAGGAGGATTAACCCCTATTATCTGTAATAATTCATTGGCATAAGTATCAACCGTTTTCTGCCCTACTTCTCCTGCTTTAAAAGTCCTATAAACTATGTCAAATTGAATAGTAACATTAAAAGCAAAGCTTTGCTTATTACTATTCTCTGCTTGTGATTGACTACTGATAATCAAAAAGGGCGGTTCTACTGTATCAGGTGCTATGGTATCATAGGCAGCTAATGAATAGGAGGCCGTTATTAGCTTATCATAATAAGCTTTTCTTATTGCATATCCGCAGTCCTTCATTTTGGTACAAATTTAATGAAATATATTTATATTGATTAAACCTTAAATTTAGATATCTGTTTTAGTAATAAACCATATTGTTTATCAAAAGAGGTAAATAAAAATGGCCTTGTTGGCTGATGTGTAAATTTTTTAGGGTTTGGAACTTTGAACTTAGCTGCAAAAGCACTTTGTTCGCCAGGTGTTATATTTACTAAAAATGGTAAATTTATATTAAATCTTGTTCCAAATTCAACATAAGGTGCATATCTAACATTAGTATTACCTGCACTTACATAAGCTTCTCCATTCTTTCTATTTACCTTCCTATGCGTAATGCTTCTTTGTAGTGCACCAGTTTTATAAGGAACTTCGCTTTTGGCCTCTGCTTGTATTGCTACAACGCAATTGTTTACGGCATCTATAATATGCTTATCAAGTCTATCTGAAACAGTAGAAAACTTTTTTTGTAATTGAGTTAACCCTGTTATGCCTATACCAAATGCTGCCATTACTTAAGCGTTGAACAACCTATTAAATAATATTGATTCAAGTCGGCTTCGTTAATAATAGAGTTAATCATATAAGTCCTTGACTTCCAAGTTATTACAAGAGCATTATTAAACACCTTGCCTGTTGTATATCTAATCCTAAATGTAATTCCATCATTAATACTATCCTTACCTGCTATATTAGTCCTAGAATTGGTATTAGTGACCAATTCAGCCCAGCAAGTGTAGTATGGTACTAAAGTATTCACAAACCCTCCTGCACTATCAGAAACGCTTGTTTTAGTATTAAAAGTAATCCTATTTCTTAATTTTCCTATCATTAGAAGATAATACTTACCCTTTTGTAAGGTTTCATTAATTCGTAAGCCGTTGTTAAGTTAGCTGAAGGTTTAGAACTTTCAACACTTGATTCTCTGTATTCGTACAAATCACCTACCATCTTCAAAAGAGCTGTTTTCATAGACTCTGGAGTAGTAGCATATCCACAAGTATAAGTGAATCTAAACTCACTCATAATAGGGGAAGTAAAATAAACCTTTTTGTAGGTATCGCCCAAAACCCTATAATCTCCAACTGTCATTGCTACCCAAGCTTCGCCATCCCAATATTCTACCAATGAAATATTGTTTATAGGGGCATAAGGAAGCTCAATAAACTCATCTACATAAGCTACTACCTTTAGGGTTCTAGCAGTCATAGCAACCGAAGCATACTGCTCTAATCTAATCCTAGCGGTATCTATAAGGCTTTGGATTAAGGTATCATCCTCGCTATAATCTACCCTTAAATAATCCTTTGCTGCTTGTAAGGTAACTATTGTTGCCGAAGGGGCTACTGTGGTAGTTACATCTCTTAGTATCTGCATTATGCTAATTTTTACAAAAATAACTAAAATTTAGTGTACTTCCATTTGAAGCCTCCTGATGATGGAATCTTGCCTAAAGCAGCAGAACTAATGTTTTTAATGTTTAAGCATCTTTGAGCTTCAGCCACATTTCTATATTCATCTATAAACATACCATTCATAGTATATTGATAAACTACCTTTGATTTTCCGCTATTAAGACTTTGCTTTATTTTAGTAGCTTCTGATGCTTTAGGCCTAATCTTACCTTTTTGATTTTGTGGTAGTTTGGCTATATGTTCAGCAGTAAACTTTTTACCCTTATTTGATTCTGATATTCTTTTCTTAGTTTCTTCGCTATGCTTTTTGCCCATAGCAGAATTTCTTAATTTGTCAATCCACGCTTGGTCGAATATTCTTCCCTTTCTAGCTTCAGACATTTTAGTCTTAGATTCATCGCTTATAAAGCCTGATTTATCTTTAGTTTCAGTTAGTCTGCAATTAAGTCCATTCTCACCAATAACATCATAAAAGTCTTGCCAATATCTTTCTCTTTCGTTAAGATTGTCTACTAAACATTCTTCAATAAATTCAATAGTATGTGCATCGTATCCATACTTTTGCAATGAATTGTGAATCCTTATTTGGTAAGGCTTTGCACCATTCTTGTAGTAATTTTTTCTCTTAGTAAAATTGGTAGTTTGACCAATATAAACTTTGCCACTTGGGCTTGTAATTTTATATATACCTATCATAAAAAAGGGAGTAGCTTTTGAACTACTCCCTCAAAGATAGGATAATTATGTTATATTACCTAAGCAACATTGCCAAAATCTCCGTACACAAACGCACCTGCGTAATAGATAGGTAAAGCGATACGAGCTTCAACTCTTACAGTAATCATGTTCTTTGTAAAGTTATCAGCATCAAATTCAGAGAATTGAACTGAGATACCTTGATTCTGCATAATTTGAGCACCCATAGACCAGTCACCTACTACAAACTTATCTACT